CCTGCGTGGCAGCCGCTTCGTCTTGGTGCGGGCGGGCAGATTACATGGATCACAGCGCCGCTATCTGATGGTACGATTCTCATCAGAGATGATACCTATGGCGCCTATCTCTATGTGCCCTCCGCAGGCACATGCACCTACGGCGGTACTTCGTTTTCACCGCCGTGTTGGCGCCAATTAGTGACTGCAACATCTATTCCCAGTCTTACGATTGACATGGCTAATGGGGCTGGAGGCGTTATTGAGATTGTAGGGGCACCAAGTAATCCCAATGTGCTTTATATGTTGTGGCAGACTCACTTATACGTCAGCGTTAACAAAGGGACAAACTGGTTCATAACAACGCTCACTACCACACAGAATGCGAATAACAACAATCAAAAAGCACGCGGCCCGTATATTGCGGTTGACCCGAACAACGCTGATATTGTCTATATCGGGACCGATCTGGCTTCATCGAAAACCACTAATGGAACAGCGAGCGCCAGCGGGGGAACGACAACTTTTTCTACCGTTACCGGGATCGGCACTGCTACTACCTATGGGAATATATGGTGTTTTGCACAAGGCTCGTCGTCGCACATCATCACAGGCACCTATAGTGATGGATTTTACGAAAGCATAAATAGTGGGGGTAACTGGTCGAAGATAACTGGCTCAACTATCACTATGTCGCAGGTTTACGCCGACAAGTTCGGTCAGTTTTGGTTCATTGATAACGGGCAGACGAACCTTTACAAGTACGCCAGCGGCTCAATTACATCTCTCTCCCCTGGCAATGGACAGGGCATCACAGTCTCATTTGCGTCTGATCCAACTAGCGCATCTGTTGGTGCCAATCACATCATGGTTACTGATTTTACAGGGCAACTGAACCTCAGTACCGATAACGGGGCGACATGGAGTGAAGCAACGCGCACCAACAATCAAACTTTCACTGCAACGGCACCGCAGCCAGTGTGGCTAGGTGTTGCCAACCAAGGCTCCGGGAACGGAAATCTTAATGGTTGGAGCGTTATATTTGACGCTTCAGGCAACATCCAATTTGCTGGTGGTCTTGGTGTATGGCTGGCTCCCGCACCAATCGTAACCAACGGCACCGTTTGGGCATCAAATAATGTTGGTATTGAGCAGTTAACCTCGGTCTTGGTTGTCTCGTCGGCTGGTAACTCTCCGACTGCGGGCGTATGGGATAAGGGATTTTTCAAGATCGCCAACCCCGATGTATTCCCATCTACCTATTGGGACAGTAATTCATCGCTCAATCCGATCCTTGGAGGATGGGCCGTTGATTGGGCAAGCAATAATTCATACTTCTTTACGGGATGGGAAAGTTCCAACATCAGCGCGTCACTCGCGCCTGCGTCATCCACCAACGGCGCGAATACATGGACGCTTTGGGGGACTTCACCTTCCCATATAGGCGTACAGGGCGGCGTGATTGCTGCGTTGACCAGCCAAAAGTGGGCGCTAGTCACCTCCCCTGGTGAGACTATGGCCTACACTCTCAACGGGGGTACCAATTGGAACACATCCACTATCTCTGGAACCCCAACAAATTGGGTGGGAAATACTGGCGTTGGCATACAGTTAGCTGCTGATCGAGTGGCCCCTGACACATATTGCGCATTTCGCGCAAATGGGGGAGCTGTTCTTTTCTATAAATCCACTGATGCAGGGGTAAACTTTGCATCTACTGCCGCAACGGTGGACGGCTCTATAAATGAATCCTTTGTGCGTTCCGTACCGGGGCAATCTGGCCATTTCTGGTATACATCGGGCGGTCAAGGCGGCTCTCACCCCGCAGCAACGCATTTGTGGAAATCAACTAATGCCTGCACAAGCTTCGCCAGTGTCAACGCAAATGTCGCAGAAGTTATTGCCTTTGGTTTCGGGGCCGATCCGCCGACCGGCGGTACTTACGGCGTCACGGCTTACATATACGGTTGGTATAATAGCGTACTAGGATTCTATCAATCAATCGACGGTGGCGCGACATGGACGGCGATCAACATCCCTGGGAGTCAAACACCATGGCCGCTTAATAGCGCTGATTTGGTGCAATTTATTGAAGGCGATGCCAACATTTATGGGCGAATTTACCTGATGTTTCGCGGTTCTGGTGGGACCTACATCGACACTGCCGATGCTTGCCCGTGGGTTAATTTTACTAACACAAATCCCAACGCAGCGCTGACCGGAACCGTGACGCTGCAGGCGCAGCATTCCGGTTTGGTGCCAGTGTCGAGCGTCAATTTCTATGTAGATGGGTCTTTGATCGGGACGCAAACAAGCGGCTCCGGCACACCAACGACCTATTCGCAGTCTTGGGTGACTGGTGGGGTTGCCCACGGTGCGCATACGCTCAAAGTCGAGGCGGTTGGCAATGGCTGTACGAATGCCGGGAATTCATTCTCAATCCCGATCACGACCAGCCAATTGATCGCCAACGACAACACGCCGATGTGGCTCAATGAGGTAGGCTGATGGGAACAGGATCAACGACATACCCGAGTCCGAACGGGCTCACCACGCCGACCGTCAGCAACACGACAACGGTGGTTGCGCAGCCTAACCTGCAGCGGGCCGGGCTCTACGTGTTCAACCCGTCCTCGACGGTGACGATCTATGTGTCCCCGACCGGGACGGCGGCGACGGCCACTGGCTCGATCGCCATCCAGCCGCAGCAGGGGCAGATGTTCGGCCCGCCGAATACCCCGGTCTGGACCAACGGGATGAACGCTATAGCCTCTGCGCCGGGTGCTAACGTGCTTGTTGTACTTGAATTTTACCAGTAGGAGCTACCCATGAAGTGGCTCGCCTCAGTCCTGTTCGCCCTGTTCATTGCCGGCGCCGTGCAGGCCCAGCAACAGCCGGTTACCGTGGTTGGTCCGATCACACCGGGGGATTGCGCCAAGTTTCAGAGCGTGACCGTCCTGGTCGATGCCGGGGCGTGCGGTGGTGGCGGCGGTTCCGGAGGGTTCACCATCGGGTCTCCCATTACCGGAGGCACGCCCAACGGGCTCATCTACGACAATGCCGGCAACGTGGGCAATCTGGCGACCGCCAACAACGGCGTTGTAGTCACGACTGCGGCCGGCGTTCCGATGGTCAGCTCGTTCCTGCCCCTCGCGGTTCAGGGCAACATTACTGAGACCGGGACGCTGACCAGCGGCTCTACGGGCACCGGGTTCACGGTATCTCTTGTCTCGAGCACCATTCTCGGGATTCTGCCGAAAGCCAATGGCGGGCTTGGGTTCAACGCTACGGCAACAGGCGGCGCGTCGGAAGTGCTGCGGCAGAGCTCGCTCGGCGGCGCCATAACGGTCAGTCAATTGGCCTGCGCCGACCTCTCGAATGGCGTAGCATCATGCTCGACCGACACGACCAACGCCACCAACATCATTTCCGGGACGCTGCCGACCGGGCGGTTGACCGGCTCCTATACGGGCATTACCGGGGTCGGTACGTTGACCGCGGGTGGCACCGGAGCAGGGTTCGCCATCGACCTGACCTCCTCGGCCCTCAGTGGGATCGTCCCGGTCGTGAACGGCGGCACCGGGGCCGCGACCCTGGTGGCTCACAGCATCCTGGGCGGCAACGGCACGGTCGCGATCAACCAATATGCACCGACCGGGGCCGGACAGGTTCTTCGGGTCGGGACAGCCGGGACCGATCCTGCCTTCTCGAACATCATTGGCCTGGGTGCCGCCAGCGACGGCTCGACCATCGACATCACCAACAGCGTCGTCATCAACGCCTCGAATCTCGGCGGCGGCAAGTTCTCCCCGACCTTCAGCGGGACCATAGACAACATAGCCGACCTATTCCTCGAGCCGGTATTTTCCGGGACTGCGGCGGTCACCAATTTCTATGGAATGAGCATCAACGACGCCTTTGTGACGGCCGGAGGCACGATCACCAATCAGTACGGCCTCAAGGTCAATTCCCCGACCCACGGGGGGACGATCAATCAGGCGATATGGACCACGACTGGAGGCCTCATCGGACTTGGAACATCGTCGGCACAGGCGCCCTTCCATTGGAACGCCAACGCGCTGCAGCAGCCGGCCGCCGCGTTGCCGGGCAATGTCGTTGCCTTGTTCACGCCCGCGGACGCGGCCGGGTCATCGATCATCATCGACGGGTTCGGCGGGGCTTTTGCCAATCCGCAGATGCTGGGGCGCATAGCCTCGGGAACGGCAGCGAGCAAATCGAGCATCCCGACCGGGCAGACCGTGTTCCAGTTCTTCGGAGAGGGATACGATGGGACGACTTATGCCCCGGCCGGCCGCATCGATTTCTTGAGCGCGGAGCCGGGAAACTGGTCCGGCACGGCCCACGGTGGGCAAATCGACCTCTATACGACTCCGGTAGGGACGACAAGCAACACAAGGGCCGTCCGCGTCTGGGCCTCCGGGGGCCTCGCAGTCGGGAACGGGGCGAATGATCCTGGACTCGGAAACCTCTCTACTCTCCCGATGCTTGTCGGGAATCTGCCGACCTGTAATGCAGCCCATACCGGGGTCCGCGCTTTTGTCACTGATCAGAATACGGGCGTGGCCTATCATGGCGCCGTGACGGGCGGCGGAACGAGCAAGCAGGCGGTCGTTTGTGACGGAACAAACTGGTATCAGGCATGACCAAGATCATCGACACCAACCACGACACGAGTCGCCGGCTGGACCGGCTCAAAGCGGCCGGAGTCGAAACGATCATCCGCTATCTCTCGCCTATCAACCCGGCTGGGGAAAAGTGCATCAAGGCTGCGGAGGCCCGGATGATCGCCGCTGCGGGCCTCAAGCTGGGGCTGGTCTGCGAGGGCTGGGGCGACTTCGCCCATGGCGGCATCAGCGCCGGGTCAGGCGAGCGGGATGCGCAATGGTGCTTCGACTACCTCCCGACGATCGGGGCCGTTCCCAACGCCTGCCTCTATTTTGCTGTCGATGTGGACGCCAACCCGCCTCAGATCGCCAAGCTGGTCATCCCCTATTTCCAGTCGATCTACGCCGTTTTCACCGACGACAATCCGTACCGGGTGGGCGTTTATGGTTCCGGCGCGGTCTGCCAAGCGGTGACGGATGCCGGCCTCTGCGACCTCACCTGGCTGTCCTGCTCCATGGGCTGGGACGAAAGCCGGGACTATCTGGCATCGAAGAAATGGGCGATCCGGCAGCATGTTCCGCAGGTCATTGCCGGGATCGACACGGATCCCGACGATGCCAACGGGGACATAGGCGACTTTACACCCTTCGCAACTTAGGGGATAAGAAGGCATGACCCAGGAAGAACTGGACAAATTGCTGGCGTCCGGCCGTCAAATCGTCACTTTTGGCGCCGGTATCCTGACGGCCCTGGGCATCCAGACCTTCACCAACCCGCAAGACCTGATCACCGACTTCGATCACATGGTCAATGGGGCCAAGGAATTCATGGTCGGCGCCGGCCCCCTCATCGCTGCCGCCATGGTGGCGTGGTCGCGCTACAAGGCCAGCCGCGCCCAAAAGATCGCCTCGGTTAGCGCGACACCGGGAACCATGGTCATCACGGCGACCCCCTCGGCCAATACCGTAGCGATGGCTGACAAGATCGCCACGTTGCCGGAAGTCAAAAGTGTCATTTCAACGCCCGCGGTGGCGACGGCTACCGCCAGCAGCAAGGTGGTTTCTCCATGAAACGGATCGCACTTATCCTGCTTCTGTCCGTATCACTCGGCGATTGTGCTCTGCTGTCGAAGCTCAGCGAGCCGGTCAATAACCCGATAACTTCCCGCGGCATCTACGAGCTCCGCGCTGGGTACGACGCCGCGTTCCTCATCCCGGCTACGAATTACTCCCGGCTGCCTTTGTGTCTGACGGGGCATAAATTCACGACAGCGGCGCCATGTGCGCAGCGTTCCGTCATCTTGAGACTGCAGAAGGTCGACCAGGCGGCCCAGGGCGCGCTCGACCGGCTGCAAAGATACACCTTGGCCAATCCGACCCTCGACGCCTCTGCCTATATTTCGGCCGCGCAGAACGCCATCATAGAGGCCGAAAACCTCTTGGCCCTTACACAGTAGCGGAGCCGACATGGAAGCCTTTCTTACCGCAGCACTCAACCTGGCACCCAAGCTGGTTGCGTTCGGACTGGATTTGGTGCCCCTGGTCAAGAAGCTGACCGATATGTGGAATACCGGGAACGACCCAACCGACCAGGACTGGGCCGATCTGGCAGCGCTCGAGAAGCCCTTCCGGGATGAGTTGCAAAGGCCTCTCATACCTGATGACGGAACGACCACCACATGACATGGTGGGAACACCGATCAAACGATGCAATCCTGCGTCGTTTGGACCGCATCGAGACAACATTGGAGAAAATCATGAGCCTATCAAAAGACGCACTCGCCGCAGTCACCGCGGAAAGCACCAGGGTCGACAGTCTGATCGCCGCGTTCGATGGCATCAAGAAAGCGCTTGCCGATGCTCTTGCCGGGGTCACTCTGCCCCCAAATGTGCAGGCTGACATCGACGCGATTACCAGCATGTCGACCGCAGATGCCGCAAAGCTGGACGCGGCCCTGAATACCAACACGCCGCCTCCCGCCACGCCCTGACGTGATCGAGGATGTCGGCATATTCCTAATGGGTGCAGGCAACTTCATGTTTGCCTGCATCGCTGTCTATAATTTGATGGTGCAGCGTAGTCACGCCGCTGCGATACAAGGCCTGGAAAAGAACACCAACAGCATCAAGGATCAATTGGTAAAGGTCACGGGGGAAGCCGAGCGCGCAAAGGGCGTCCTGGAAGGAAAAGCTGAAAGGGATTCGACATGAGCATAGGTCTTCTGTTCTGGGTTCTGATGATTCTTTGGTTTTTCTCATGGATGGGGACGCGCTGGGGAGGCATGGCCGGCCCCTGGGTATATGCCAGCGAGCTCCTGATGTTCGTATTGCTGTTCCTGCTCGGCTGGCACGCTTTCGGCTTCGTCATTCATGCCTAGACGGGTTCGCCTGGCGACTGACCGTAAGGCCGTGTTCGCGGTTTTCGTGATCATCATCGCCGCCATGCTGGCTCTGTATGCCTGCGGCAGTCCGGGGCCGACCTGAAAACATGGGGGGTTATCGTGATAAAGACCGCTCTTGCGATCGCGTTTATGCTTTGTCTTTTTTCAACCGTCGCGCAGGCGCGTTCACATCATGAACATCACCGCGGTCATCATCCTGTGGCCCATCATTCTCACCGCGGCGGCCGTCATCATTTCCGGCATTATCATGGCTTGGATGTAAGTCCGGCGCAGATCGTCAGCCACCCGGCCGGCTGTCCGGCGGTTGACTTCTGTGGCTGCGGCGCGGCGGTGGAGATATTCGGCAAGCCCATCCGGGATCTGTGGCTGGCAGCAAATTGGTTCCGGTTCCCGCCGGCCCAGCCCGCCCCTGGCATGGTAGCCGTGAGAACTCACCACGTCATGGTCATCAGGAGCGTAGTCGGTCCGGGTGTTGCTGTGGTCTATGACGCCAACAGCGGGCATCATCTAACGCGCGTGCATACCACTTCATTGTCGGGGTATTCGATCCGAAACCCCCGCGGATGATGCTGCAATTCCAAGGGCTTCGCGTGCTACCCGAACAAAGTGGCATGTCGGGCAAGCATCTCCATCGCCATGGTTGCCACTTTCTCCGAGTTGCAGGCCCATCGTCAGAGCTTTTTCAACCGCAAGGCATCGACTATAGAGTCGGTCTATTGCCCCCTGCGCGGTGTCAACGGCGACCCCGGCCTGAAAGCGGGTGACGCCGACTCGTAATTCCTGTGGTAATTTTCCGCTCATCACCCGCAGACGCTCGATCTCGTCAACCAACTCCTCGAATTTCAACATTTCGTCGGTTCTCATTCTGCACGACCTTCTTTTTGTGTGCTGCGATCAGAACGGAATATCGTCGTCCATATCCGCACCCGGCGCCGGGTTCTCGGTCTGGACGGGCTTGAGCTGCGTCACCGGCTTGGCCTGCGGCGCCCGCTCCCGCGCGTTCGGCGGCCGGATGCGGATGGCCGGCACGGAGCGGCCCTGGAAGTCCACCATGGCCTCGTACAGCACGACCTCTTTGCCGGTCCAATCTTCGGTGTCGTCGCCATAGGCTGCGGCGATATTGTTCGCGTTGGTCTTGTTCAAGATGCAACCCTTGTCCTTGCCCTGGAAAAAGACGGCCGGCTTGTGATCGTCGCCCACGTCGCGCATCTCGACATGGGAAATGACGACTTTGATCTGCCGCCCCTGTAAATCGGCGGCTCGCAGGTATTCACTCGGGAAGGCGTCGGAAACGCGCATGTATTTGTCCTCTCACGGGTTGACGTTGTGATTTTCCAAAAGTTTCTCGCGCAGATCGTCCAGCTTGGCGGCGGTCTTACGCAACATCTTAGCGGCAGCCATCAGGTGAATGGTTTCCAGCGTTTCGGGGTGCAGCCCGACACCAACAGCAAGAGCAGCTTCAATTTTATCGACGTACCCGCCGACATTCCAAATATGTTCCTCGAGACTGTTTACGCGCGTATCGAGATACGTCAGCGCCAAATTCATCCGGTGCCGCGCCGCGCTACTCATGTTTCCCCCTGATCTTGTACTGTGCCAGCCAAAGCACGACCAGCGCGTAGAATATGATGGCGGCGGTGATGTAGAGCCAGATCATTGTTTCAGCCTTCGCTCTATCGACTTCACCCAATCAAGCAATTCCCGCTGGCCCTTCGCATTGGAGAGCACGCCCACTGCGAGCAAAATAATGCCGAAACTATTCAGCGCGTTGATGATGAATTGGCCTGTGCTCATACCGCCCACCCGTCCTGCCGCTCCTCGTCGTGGTCCTTCTGCTGCTCGCGCTGCTTCTCATGCTCGGTGCGGGACAGCCCATGCCGCGGCACCAGCTTGTCCAGATCAAGCCAGAACTGGGCGCGTAGGGATGCTTCGAGGACGCGCAGACGGCTGGTCAAAAGCTGCTGGGCCAGCACAAACGGCTTCCCTTGTATGTCGGCAATTATGTTCAAGGCCATGTCGTCGTAGCGGTCCATTTGTTTGCCTCTTGATTTCTGCTTCGATTTGTGTGATAGCACAGCACATGAGCACGCGCAAGCAGAAAAGTGATACCACACGCAAATGGCGGCCAAGTCCCAATACGGGCAAGGCAATTATGGTCCGTCTAAACCCACATGAAATCAAACTTGTGGACCGTTTCAGGCGCAGCCGACAACTTTCATCGCGTCCGGCCGTATTGCGCTACTTGCTGGAAACATTCGCATGATCCGGTCATCCCCTTTAACAGATAGTGACCGGGCTCTGTATCGCAGGCGCAGCAAATACGGCGCCGTCAAAACGGTCGTGGACAACATCACGTTTCACAGCAAGCGCGAGGCGGCGCGGTACGGCGAGCTCAAGCTCTTGGAAAAATCGGGCTACATCAGCCGGCTTGAGCTGCAGCCGGTCTACCCGATCGAGATCGACGGAACGCACATCTGCAAGGTGATCCTGGACTTCCGCTATTTCGAGGGCGCCCAGCGGGTGGCGGAAGATACGAAAGGCCAGGACAATGCGCTGTCGCGGCTCAAGCGCAAGCTGGTCGAGGCGCAATATCGGATCAAGGTGAGAGTGGTGAAATGACGACTCTGCCCGAACGATTTGAAAATGAATAAATTGCCCGCAGACTCCGGTTACCGACCGAGGGCTGAGCGCTGCGGGGTCCTGGGATGCTCTCGGGAGGCAGCCAGCCGCAACCTCAGAACTGGACTGGCCGGGCGGGAGCCAGGACCGAATCCCGCCGCTAACGGTAAGCAGGGAGGACACGATGACCGAAACCTACAGGCCAGGCTGGGACCCCGATCACGAATATGTCAGAATTAAGTATCATTGGACGGCCGAGGAAGTGGTGAAATTGCGGCGGCTACTGGGCGAGGGCTTGTCGGCCAGCCAGATTGGCGCCGCATTCAAGAAGACCAGGAGCGCGGTCATGGGCAAGGCATTTCGGCTGGGGCTGGTTGTCGGCGGCGGGCGGAAAGACCCGATGTCGGCAGAGGAGCGTCTGGCCCGCAAACGAACCGCCCAACGCAAGCGCCGTGACCCGGATGGCACCAGAAGCCATAAGAAGGCCGGTGGTGGGCCATCCATGGCGGGGCGGTATAAGCCACCCCGCCCCGACTGGGCCGCCTACGGGCCTCCGCTGGCCGTTCCTGCGGGTGAGATATGGCAGCCGCTGCCGGATGTGGCCGCGGTGAAGCTCCTCGAGCTGACCGATGCCCATTGCCGGTGGCCGCTGGGCGAACCGTCCGAAATGCTCTATTGCGGTGCAACACCGGCCGGAGGGGGGCCGTACTGCGGACCCCATTGCCGGCTCGCGTACCGGCCGCGGATGAGCCTTGACGGCGCCGGCCGTGGCGAATAAAAAGATTGCGCAGAGGCTGAGCTACATTCGATTCCTGTCGGGTTCCTCCGACCATCCAGCAACGCGAAGCACATTCCGACCCGCCCTGAGCCACCACAGGCTCGGGGCGGCCGTGTGATCTTGTGGGCGCGCAGGTGTAGGGGTTTCCCCGTCTGGATGCGCGTAGTGATAAACGCCGGACAGGCCCGATTCCCGACGCTGGCTCCATACGGACAGCTCGAATCGAAGCCCGCTCCCCTGCCCTACATGGTCAATTCCATGGGGGGTAGGGGGGTGTGGCCTTCAAACCCTCAGCTTCACCACCGGACAGAGACTAGAAAGAAGGGTTAATAGGGATGAGTATTCTAAACGATCATGCAGAGGCGGTGAAGGTCTTAAACAAGGCCGGTATCACGATTGCCGCAATGGAATGTGCGTTGCGACAAGTCATAAACTCGCTGGAAACTCTTGGCGAGGATGGGTGGAGCGAGGCTCCATATCTTTTGCGGGAATGCCGGAAGGCACTGGAGGAACTATGATCGAGGATTGGTTCCACGAATTCTGGCAGGCCTACCCGTTCCGCCCCGGTAACCCAAAGAAGCCGGCATTTGAGATTTATAAGAAGGCAATAGCCCGAGGGGTGTTCCCTTCTACAATCTTGAATGCGGCCAAGGAATACGCTGCTACTCGCTCCGGCGAGGACCCCAAATACACAGCCATGGCGCGGACGTGGCTCGGACAGGAGCGGTGGACCTGTGAATACGAGCTCAAGGGGGTGAACGAGACCGTTCTGGCCCATGGCTTCTATGCGGTGGCCGATTCGCCTCAGATGGCGGCCTGGGATGCGGTCTACCGGGCCAGGAAGGGTATCAACGGGCCGCGCGATCGCAAAGGCGGGTGGCTGTTCCCGACCGAATGGCCGCCGGATGGAAATATCGTGTCAATCAAGAGGACAGCATGATGGATTTTCTGACGGGAGCGGCCCTTGGCGCCTGGCTTGGATTTATTATCGGATTCGACATAGCCACTCAAATCGGCCGAAAGCATTTGGAGGTTATGAAAAATCTGTGGATTACAAGCAGAGAGAAACCGCCGGACGGCGCCTCGCGCTCGCCGCTGGGGGACAACCCGACATGAGGGAACTACCGGCCGATCTGCTGGCGACGTTCGGCGGCCTCGCGGACGAGCTCGACGAGGAGGGCGGCTGGGATGAAATCATCCTATCTCCCTCCCACTTGACGCGGATGCAGGCGCAGGCGTTGCTGACCCATACCGGGCTGCCGGCCAATGGCGTTCTAACCCAGTCTCACCCGGCCGTACCGGAAGGGATCGGAATTCTCAAGAACCACGGGAAAGTAGTTGGAATAATGGACTTTTCCGCCCGTGCAATCACATTTCTGGCAAGGAGCAAACATGGCCGAAAACTCAACGCTTAACGCCGCCCAAATCCAAGTGGTGCAGAAACTTGCGCGTGAATGGTTTGCTAGTACTATGACGCAGATGGAATTGCGGAAATGGGCGATAGAACAAGCAATTGGAATTTATTCCTCACCTGGCGTGGTAGGTCTTGAATCGAGCATGACCAAGATGGCCGAGCAGATTTATGATTTTGTGGCCAAGCCGGCGCTCGAGTTCAAGGTGGATCAGGCGGCGACGGCGCCGGCAGAGCCGCAGGAGCGCGGCCCGGTAAATTGGCCGCCTGGAGCCAAGCCAGCTCGAGCCGAGCGATTATAAGGGCGGCTTCCCAATCCAGATCGCACCCGTAGAACGACTCGGCCCGGTCCATCAGGGCCGACCATACGGCGTGGATTTCTGATGGCCTGGGCGTGTCATAGGTCATGATGGTTCACCCAATCGAGAGCGATCATAACGACCATCATGGCCAGTCCTGGCAGGAGAACGAAGGCCAGCATGGGGATGGTCGAGTCGGTCATTGGTCAATCTCCACAGGTTGGATCGTGCGGGGTCTGGCGTTCAGGATCATCGGGGCCGCCATCGCCAAGTTGGCGGATATTGCCAGACCTGTCCGAATAGGTTGAGTATTTGGTATAGCTCAATCCCCATTTGCGGCAATTACCGCAGCGGTTGACGGCAACTCCGTCGATAGGCTCGGATTGCCATCCGCAGTGGGGGCAGGAATAGATGATCATGGCTATTCCTCGTTTGTTGGGTCTTGCAGAATTTCAACGAGGTCTAGTTGTAGCCCGTCATCCGACCAAAGCCCGATGTCGCAAGGTTGCTGCGGCTTGGAGGGCTTCAGGCCCTCCTGCCATTTGCGTTGCGCGAACGTGCGCTGGTCGGCGGCGAGGCGGTTGAGGGGGATCATTGTTTCCCCGTAATCTCAAACCATTGTGGGCCGTATTCGTGCAAAATGGCCGCTTCTATTTCATCGAGTCGACGCAGATCCGCTGGTGTTTTCGGCTCTTTTAGCAAGAGCTCGTCGTATTCGTTTTGGAGCACTTCCCAATCATCGAACATTGGAATACCTCAGAATGGAAAATCGGTTTCGGGGACATAATCGCCGCGAACGGATGCCCGTTCATTGTGCGACCATGCGCGGAAGTCTGAATAGATTGCCGCAACCATGTCCATCACAGTGTCGCGGCCGGCATCGCGTGCGGTAATCTCGGCACGGCTGATTTCCCGCATGGATTTAGCCTTGCCCAGGGTGCCGCGGGCTGCCTTAGCGGCCCGGGCCCGGTTCATGTAGGTATGCCAGTCGTGGGTTATGACTGCACCTTAGCGTCGCCGATTTGGTTAATGTGCCATTGGTCCTTAGTGAATTCGCAAGAGCCGTTGCAGATATTCCAGCGCTGGCCCTTATCGTTGCGGTAGTACTCGACATAGCCAGGGCATCCCGGATAGCCAAAGGAAGCTGTCCATTTGGTGCCGGCTGGTAATTCTGCGATTGCAAGAGCGTATGTCATGATCCCGTCTCCCGTTGTTGATGACTAGACAATGGTACGTTTTGCGATGTGCGGATACCGGAAAGATTGGCAAATATCCGCACATTTCCGCACTAGGCTGCGATCCAACCCTTGCGCATAAGCTTTTCCCAACGACCATCTCGCCATCGGAGCTCGGTTCGGCATTTCGGACGCGGGATATCGATGGTCTCGGTCTTGATGGATTTGGTCTGGCCGCCGTCGACTAAGCCGCCGTCAAGGTAATTGCCATTCCCGAGATAGACCGAAACGCGGCCATCTTGGATTGTGGCGGGCTTCCCAATGGCGTCCTCGATTGAGGCGCATGACATGCCGCGAAACCGATAGTAGCCAAGCGGCCAGACATTGCGGATCGCCTTGGGTTGGTCGTACATGGCTGATTGATACTCAACCGCCACCGTCCTTGCGTCGAATTGGATTAGCTTGCCTTGAAGCGCCATGTTGTCCTCCTGTTGCTGGGCAAAGGTACGTTTAGACATGATGGATTGAAACCGTAAATATCAGTAAAAAACCGCACAAATCCGCACTAGGGCGGCTACATCCACCACAGCTTGCCGCAATTGCTGCAGCGAAAGCGCTTGTGGAGGGCGGTATTGACGCGGCCGGAATGCCCGCAATGGCATTTCAAGGTGCCAGGACCGAGCGTCACCGATTGACGGCGCTGTGGCGGTCTATCGAGCTCGGCCACATAGCGGGCATCGTCAATCTCGGCGCGGCGGCTTATGTGCCCCTGCTGCCGGCGCCGGCTTTTCGACCAGTCTAGACCCATTGTGCATTTCTCTGCGCCACAACACGGCCAGGCGGCGCCTTCTGATCTTTCGCCACTGTACGCCGGCCGAGGTCGCCCAGTAGCGGGCGGTCTGGCGCGAAACCCCGGCCAGTCGAGCGGCATCCGAAACGGTAACCTCGCCCCTGGCCAGAAGCGCCACCACCGCCTGCCGCGTCTCGAAATCGTCGATCATGCTTGTCAAGTGACAAGTTGGAAATGGCGTGTCAAGAGCAAAGATGCTCATATGGATTGACAATAACGAGAGATCGTGGTTCATTTCCAGCCGCCACGATCTCGCCTCGCGCCCGCTTATCCTCTAAGGGCGTTCTATCGAGCCCGCCGCTAAGGAGCGCAAGCGCGACGCGGCATCCAACCCAGGACACGGACAGATGACACCCGAGCAGGTGCTAACCGAGCTGCGTCTAATCAGGTACGGCCGAGCATCGGTCCCAACGATCTCGTCGGTCGCTGCAGCGGCTGGTGTCAGTCGCGTTACTGTCTATGAAGCCATGCACTCAGGAAGGCTATCTGCTGCTGTTGCGGAAGCGCTGGGTAGGGCTTTACAGGCTGTTCGAAACAGGCGGGTATTAGAACCGCCGTCCAGCGCCCATTTATAGGGGTTTGTGAGGCCTTCTACGGGCTGTTTTGCTCCTGCCAGGACCAGCTCGAGCCCAGATACACCCACCATATCTTGTGTTGCTGAATAACGGTCGTTTTCCAGGACTACATGTAGTGGCATCAGGTGCTTGTTGCTACCAGATGTATGTCCATGACAGCGCGCAGCCGGGCTGGGCAGCAGCCGATGGGTCTTGAGATGTGAGAAAAGGTTGCCCCGCACATGTTTCAATTAAAAAATTCCATCGCCAAAAAATCCTGCCCAACACAAATATACCAGTATATGCAATGAGTTAACCATGAAAGGCAGGTGATGCGACATACCTCCGTATGAACCCGGACGCGCCATAAGACGCTGCCCCCGCTGTCCTGACTTGACGGCGGGGGCGCTTTGGTGAAAGGTGCGTTTGATTGTCGAGACCAAGCCCAGGCATGGCAGCGAGTGGCCTCGCCAGCGGTGCACCGTTCAAGGCCACCCAGCGGGTGAAAAGCCCGCACATTTCCTTCGGGGCATCCCATGAAACCGCTGGCGATCGACCTGTTCTGTGGGCTTGGCGGCTGGGCAGAGGGGCTGCTGGCCGAGGGCTATGAGGTGGTCGGCTTCGACATCGAGCGGCATGTCTACGGCGAGCACCGCTACCCCGCGCAGTTGGTGCTCCAGGACGTTCTGACCCTGCACGGCAGCCAGTTCAAGGATGCCGCCCTCATCGTGGCCAGCCCTCCGTGCCAGGCCTACAGCTATCGAGCCATGCCGTGGAAGCGGGCAAAGGCGCTGCCGCCGCCGGACAACACGCTGTTCGAGACGTGCTTTCGCATCCAGCTCGAGGCGATCGCGGCGGCCGGCCGGCACATCCCGCTGGTGGTCGAGAACGTCCGGGGGGCGCAGAAGTGGGTGGGGCGAGCTCGCTGGAACTTCGGCTCGTTCTATCTGTGGGGCGATGTGCCGGCCCTGATGCCGGTGACGTTCAAGGGGTCAAAGGTTCCGGGCTTCCGATTCGATGGCAGCGGCGCGAGCTTTCAAACGGCATCGGTCGGCATCAACCTCTCAGAAATCGGCTTCAACGTCGCCAATGCACGCGAGTTCGGCCACATGGTCGAGGGCGCGGAATACCGGCGCACCGCAGACGACAAGCGCCAGCACATCGGCAAAGCCCGCAAGTTCGCCAGCGCCATGATAGCCAAGATACCTCAGCCGCTGGCCCGGCATATCGGCCGCACCTACGCATAACCCACGTTTCTCTTGACACCCTCTCCTGGGGCGGTAAGGTACGTTATCGACAGGGAGGACTTCCATGGATCAGGTCATTGAATTTCAGGAGCGGCTGACGCTCGAGCAGCAGTTCATGCTGGTGGCGATCGCGCATGAGACGAAGGACGAGGCTGTGAAGGCGGCGGCTCTGGAGTTGCTGGCTACATTGCACCCGCCGAAGAAACCAATGGGCGTCTACATGCCGGGCACCGGGTATCATTCGTTCAGGGACAAAGACTTCGGCCCCGAGACGGGCAAGTAGCCATGACCCTCGTCGCCTACGCCCGCGTCAGCACGGCCGATCAGGATCCGCAGTTGCAGTTGGATGCCCTGGCTGCGGCCGGCTGTGACAAGATGTTCGTCGAGAAGGGCTCTGGGGCCGATCGGGACCGGCCGGCGCTGGCCAAGTGCATGGCTTTCCTGCGCAAGGGCGACGTACTCCTTTTTTGGAAGCTCGATCGGCTGGCCCGCTCTGTCGTGCACCTGGGTCAGATCGCGGAGGACTGCGAGAAGCGCGGCGTGGGGCTGCGCTGCCTGACCCAGCCGATAGACACGACGAGCAGTACTGGAAGATTGATGTTCTCGATCCTGGCCAGCTTTGCCGAGTTCGAGCGCGACATCATCCGCGAGCGCACCCTGGCCGGTCTGGCGGCGGCACGGGCGCAGGGACGGATCGGGGGGCGGCCGCGGAAGGTGAAGGAGGCATCCCCATGAGCAATCTTCATCCGGTCCATTTTTCGTTGCATGGGAAGCAAAGACTCCCACTGAACATGGGTCGTGTGCGTTTAGACCCGGCCATGAAGACGGACATGGCCGCCGTGGCCATTTCCATATTCATCGATTGCGTGAATGTAGCAGTTCCGTTTCAAGACGCCCTGCTCGCCGTCTACTTAAGCGGGCTGCAACATGGCCAAGCATTGGCCAAGGAGATCGATGATGCACCCCACGACTTATGAATATCTTAAGCCAACCGAATCTCAGATTGAGCAGATGGCGAAGGTCCGTGCTGCCGCCAAGGCTTACAACGATGTTCTGGACGATGTTTTGCCCGATGGTCCCGATAAGACCTTTGTGATTCGCGCTCATCGATCCAATGCCATGTGGGCGAACGTTGCCATTACTCGCCTGCCGGACGGCACACCGCGCACATGACCCGCCTCCTGATCATCATCGAATGGATGCGGTCGTGGTGGGAGCGGCGGCGGTGACGACCGCGTTCGTCCCGATCGCGTCGACCCCGGCCGCGCCGGAGCCGGAGAAGTTCGAGCTCAAGTTCACCAAGGTTGCGCCGTTCCCGCGTGATCGTTTCCTGTCGTTCATCTCCAAGTGCAAGGTGCAGTCGAAGGACTACGGTCTGATCCCGTTCAAGATGCTGGGCTCGCAGCGGTATATCCTTGAGGAGATTTGTGCCGGCCTCGCCGAAGGGATTACCACATTCTACATCTTGAAGGCGCGGCAGCTCGGCTCATCTACGTTCTTCTTGTTGTTGGACGTGTTCTGGTCGATGGAGCACAAGGGCCTGCTCGGCGTGTTCCTCACACATAAGGAGGAATCGAGGGATGATTTCCGCGCGGCCATTGAGGTCTTTTTTGCAGAAACGCCGAAGGGCTTTCTCGTTAAATACGTCCGCCACAATCGCAATCTGCTTATACTCAAGAACGGATCGAAATTCCGCTATCTCATCGCTGGAACGTCGGAGAATAGAAAAGGCGGGTTGGGTCGATCTGGCTCGGCTAATTTCGTCCATTCGACTGAAACCGCGTTCTATGGCAATGGCGACGACCTTAATGAATTTCGGTCGCAGACAAGTTCACTATACCCTCATCGACTTCAAATCTACGAAACGACCGCGAACGGCTTCAACTGGTTCTCGGACGAATGGGATTTGGCGGTCAAGGACCCGACCAAGCGGGCGATATTCGTCGGCTGGTGGCGGGATGAAAGGAACCAACTACCCATCGACCATCCCTTCTTTGCCAAGTACATGCACGATGGCCTATCGTCTACGCTCTCCGCATTGGAACGAAAGAGAATTCGAGAGGTACGCGAAGCGTATGATTTCGAAATATCGCTTCAGCAGGTCGCATGGTATCGCTGGCATCTGGAATCGGAAAAGGCTGGGGATCAGTCGCTCATGGATCAGGAATATCCTTGGACGACCGATGACGCCTTTCAGGCGACCGGCTCTCAGTTCTTTACCGCGGAGGCCTTGACCACCTGCACGCGCGAGGCCCGCAAGCATCCGTTCCAGGTGTATCGGTATAAGCTCGGCACCAAGTTCGAGGACACGGTTCTGCAGCAGACACGCGACACCCGCTCGCCCCTGCGCATCTGGGAGGAAGCATCGAAGTTCGGATACTACGCGCTCGGCTGCGACCCGGCCTATGGCTCATCGGACGAAGCCGACCGCACCTGTATCTCGATCTGGCGCTGTTTCTCCGACGCCATGGTGCAGGTGGCCGAGTTCTGCTCCACCGAGCCGTCGACCTACCAATGCGCCTGGGTGCTTGCGCATCTGGCCGGCTATTACGGTCTCACTTACATCATGCCGGTCCTGGAAATCACCGGGCCGGGGCAGTCCGTGTTCGATGAGTTGCAGAAGGTCCATAAGCACGCTTCCGAAATCAAGGCGAACGAGGACTATGCCGGCATCCGCAACATTCTCGCCAACATGCGGCATTTCATGTACAAAAGAATCGACTCGTTGTCCGGCGGTCTGGTCTACCAGTGGCGCACATCCCACGAATTGAAGACGCGGATGATGAACTCCTATAAGAATGGTATCGAGCTCGGCCGCGTCGTCCCCCGCTCGGTTCCGCTGCTCGAGGAAATGCGCCGCATCGTAAACGATGAAGGCACGATCGGCGGACAGGGACGCGCCAAGGACGATCGCGTGATGGGAGCGGCGCTCGCCTACCAGGGGTGGAACATGTGGGCGCAGCCCAAGCTAAAGGCCATGGGCATGACCATGAAGGCGGCGGCCGAGATCGACCAGCGCGGCGGAACCGAGCCGGTCGACCGACTGGTGGTCAACTACTTGAAGCGCATGAACATCGGAGTCCCCTCCACATGAAAAGCAATGAAGCAAGAGGACACCGCCCTGTCGGCAATAGAGTTACCGCCAGAGGAGTGCACGCTTTCGACACCGAGGCGCGCACGATCGAGCAAGCTGTGGACATCATAAGATGGCAACAAATCAAAAAGAGACAGGCAGATACTCTCAAGGGTAAAAAACGGTCATTGCGACAAGAATTTGCGCTGGCCAAATTCGTCGCCCTCAGTAAGAAAAATGCGGGAAAAATTTCCCTGGCCGGAGGCATGACCAGCACTATTAAACGACCCAATAGCCCTAAGCCGAAAACACCTCATCCATTTTTGGATTTACCGGACGATAAAAAACAACAGAAATGCCGGGAAATGTACGACAGCGGATGTTGGGGGATTGGGGTTCCCGCTTTTCGACGGTTGGCTAAAGTGTTCAAAGTCACTGTGGGGCAGGTATTGGAGTGGAACGCATGAACATAGGAGTACCCGCCGGATGATCTTGATATTTATCGCCGCCGCCATCGCCCTTATGGCCGCTATGATCGCTGCCGCGCTCTGGATCGCCTACATCGACGCACGCTACCTCTCATAAGTGGCTGGCATGGTGATCAACCTCCTTCTACTCGCGTTCACCCTGTTCCTGATCTGGCGGATTCGTGTTGCGTGGCATCCAAAATGATCACTGACGATACGGCGGCCATGTACTTCCTGTTTTCCTGCGCCGCGCTCGCCATACTGGCGCTGGTCATCGTGAGGCTGGAATGATTTGGATCATTATCGGAACCGTCTGCACCACGACGACCTGCCATGAAGTTCCTACGGACAGGCGGTTCGAGAGCGCCATTGAATGCCGGCACTATGCCGACGACTGGCTTAAACATACGGCAATGTACTTCAAGCTGAGTTGCAAACGGGAAGCGTGAGACTGTAATAATGTTAACGTCTCGGGAATAGAGCGGCGCATGAACGATCTTTGCCAGTGCCCTACGTGCGGGCGAATGCACCGGCACCTTGGAAGCCCGCCATGGAGAAATACAATGCAGCCACATCAGCAGCGGGTTGTTGATGAGAAGAAGGAACTGGATGAGAAGCTCGACAAGCTCAAGGCGTTCATCGAGACCAGCCCGATATTCAAGGGGCTGCACCAGGACGAGCGTGGGCGCCTCAATCGCCAGTTCGATGTAATGGCCGAATATTCGAGCATCCTGGCGCAGCGCATCGCGGAGTTTTGAAGTCCCGAACTCGCGGACATTCGTGTGTTACTCTCTTGACCCCCCGCCCATAGCGCCCGTATCTTGACCCATGTCCTACATCCTGCGCTCATGGTCCTGCCTGTCTCCGCGCTGTGCGGCTGAGTTCACGTCGCCTGAGCCGGCGCCGGCCTGTCCCACCTGCGGCAATGTGCGTGTGAACTGGATTCCGGGCGGCGGCCATGTCGGCGGCACCGCCAAGGCGGCCGATTCCGAGTTGCGCGCCTTGATCGACGTGTTCAAGCTGCCTGACATCAATTCGGCCGAGCGTGGACGCGGTGCCAAGAAGATCGCCAGCCAGCCGGTGGTCGACCAGAAGTCCGGCCCGATGCATCAATTTGCCCCCGGCTTCGCCACCGTGGTCCAGCCCGGCGCCCGCGCCATGTGCGTGCCGTCGCAGCAGAAGGTGGATTTCAAGGCCAAGCTCGGGACTGGCGTGGCGCTCGGCCCCGGCAAGCTCGGTCTCCCCGGCGTGCAGGCCGGCACCGCCATCGAAGCCAGCCATAGGCCTCCCCGATGACCGAGCCTTTCATCTTGCGGCGGCGGCCATGGTATCAGAGGATGGCTCGAAGCTATATTTGCTATCGTCGCTCCGGCGTGCCGAGGCTCGAGTCCATGCGCTGCGCCTGGGTTTTGTGCTGGATGAAATAATGGCCCTCACGATCGCAATCATCGCCCTGGTCGTCGCCGTGCTGGCGCTCGCCGCCGCGCTCATCACCTGGCTTTCGTGGATACACGCATGAACGAAATCACGATCACCTGTGTCGGCCGCGAGGCCCTGAAATCCTGCAAGCCTGACGGCGAAGGCTGGGAGCGCGTGTCGGATCGGTGGGTGCGCGGCGAGGGGCGTCTTCTCGGATACTACAGCGAAGGCCCGCTGTACGAGCGGCAGATCTATGAGGCGACGTTCCGGCGGGTGACCGCATGATCATCCCCCCGCCCGGCAAGGACCGCGAGGACTACCTACAGTTCATCCTTGATACGTGCCTGGCGTCCAAGAAGGACAGAAAGGACTTGTATGATCGTCGTCGCCAATTCTTCCTATTTGGAACCGCCCAGGATAACGACATTCTTTACAATCGAATTGAATCACACCTCGATCTTGTGTGTTCATTCTTGTATTCCCCTGATCATGCCGAATTCTCCCTGTCCGCCCCTGCAAATGCCGGGGATGCCGACGTTAAACAGTTCATGGCCGCCCAGGACGCATTCAACGGTGATTTCCGCGACGCAGGCCTGTTCGACATCTTCTCGGACGCCCTGATCTGGTCGACCGTCTTCGACAGCATGATCCTCAAGATGGGCTGGTCGGACACCCGCGAGGAGGAAACCTGCACCCTGGTCGAGCCCTGGAAGTTCGGCGTGTTCTCGGAGGAATTGACCGACCTGGACGCGCAGCAGGCCTTCGTCCACTCCTATCATATCGACTACGACAATGCGGTGCAGCGGCTGTTCAAGGCCGGGTTGGGCGACAAGGTATCCAAGCTGGCTGTGGTCAACACCCCGTTCGAGTCGCCGTTCCCCGAACTCATCACCCGCATGATCATATCGTCCACATCGGGCGAGAACCTGTCCGGCAACGTCACCGGGTCGATCAATCCACAATACGTCGCGCGACCGTCCTACCGGGCGAAAGTCGACCGCCCGCTGGTCGGCTTCCATGAGCTCACCGTCTGGGACGACGAGTGCGAGGACTACCGGGTGTTCTTCATCGTCGATCCCGGAATCGTCATATCGGACAGCAAGGACACCATCGGAGTGCTCAAGAAGACCGGCGACTTCAAGGCCGTGCGCCGGCAGCAGGAGCCGTTCTACAACACCCAGTGCAACCCGTTTTTCCCCAAGGACCACCCTTATGTCCAGGTGAAGCCCTATTCGATCTACGAATATTTCTGGGGGAAGGCGCATATCGAGTCGCTTATCCCGCTGCAGAATTGGTCGAACGAGCGGCTCGAGCAAATTCACGACATCCTGGAGCGGCAGGCCTATCCGCCGCGGGTCGGTTCCGGCTTCATGGGGCTGTCCGACGAGAAGATGGACGCTTTTGGCGGCGCCGATTCGTGGGTCATGGACCAACTGCCGCAGGCCAGCATCAAGGAGCTCTATCCCGAGATGCCGCCCGACATATTCCAGGACTATATGTCGATCGGCGCGCTGTTCATTGAGGCGTCAGGTCTGACCGAAACCGTAACCGGGAAGGGAGAATCAGGTGTCCGATCAAAGAACCATGCCAAGCAGCTCGTTACCACCGGATCAGGACGAATCAAGAAAACGGCCACCCGGATCGAAGCGCCGCTTGTACGTATGGGGGACCTTTCCCTGCGGCTCAATATGCGTAATAACGATGAGCCCATACAGCCGGACCCAAAGGATGACGGACAGCCCGGAGAGCCGTTCTATTACTCAAACCTCCCGCACAACTACTCCCTGACCATCGCCGGACACAGCCACTCGCCGTTGTTTGTGGATGACACGCGAGAGCTTGCTGCCTTGCTATTTAAAGCTCAAGCTGTGGACCAGGAAGGCCTTATCAGGCTCATGAACCCGCCCAATAAAAACAATCTCATTCATTCCCTGCGCGCCCGGCAGAAGAAGGCGGCGGCCGCGGCGGCCCGGCGCGAGCAAATGGGCATCCAGCAACCGAAGGCGGGGTCTAAGCCTAGGGCTGTCGGGTAGCTTGACCTACTAGATATTGTGCCGTAGCTTGTTGGTGTCGGGCGGGGTGGAGCAATCCACTGTCGCCCCCCCTCCAACAAGGAAGGAGCGCATCATGGCACGGCGACGCAAGCACAAGCGCGGTCGGCGCAGCAAGCGCAAGTAAAGGACGGACGGCCTCCCCGAAAGTCCTGTCAGGCGAAGCCTCCGCGCAGCCCCAGTCCTCCCCGACAACCCCTGGCGCGGGGGTTTCGTTTTTTGGGCAATAGGTTGACAAGCACGCTTAAAGAGGAATACCAATTGCGCCATGCCAGATTTAGTGGGCGGCGCACCTTCACCTACCAGCCCTAGCGGCCCTCCCGCAGGTGCGCCTGCCATCCCAAAGTCTCCGATGGGCGGCCCCGGTGGTCCCGGCCCTTCTCCGATGATGTCGCCCGGTGGCGGCGCCGGCAACAAAGCTGCGTCAATTCAGAAGATCAAGGTCGCGACTTCCGCGCTGCTGGTCGCCAGCATGTCGTTCGAGACCGGGAGTAAGGAACAGCAGGCCATCTTGCGCGCAATCTCATCGCTCAACCCACTGTTCGGCAAAGCAGAAGGCACCGACATGGTCCCGGCGGGCATTGCCGCAATGGCGCGAGACGCCTCACAGGGGCCGCCAAAAGCGGCCCCACCGCCCGGCGCCGCGCCGCCCCCCGAACCCCCAGCTTCACCCGGCTTGCCGGGGATGGCGTAGTCATGAGCAAACTTCCCGCCAGGATCGAAGACAAGATCATACCGGAGCCCATGTCTGGGTGCTGGCTGTGGTTGGGCGCTGTGGACAAGGACGGGTACGGGAAGACCTCGGACAGCGCTAGTGGTTTGAAGCGGTATGTCCGCGCCCACCGTTTGGTTTATGAGCTTCTTGTCGGCTCAATCCCAGAAGGGGAAAATCTGCTCCACAGTTGCGACAATCCTTATTGTGTCAATCCCGACCATCTTTGGCCCGGTAGTCAGGCGGATAATGTCCGCGACCGAGACCGCAAGGGGAGAACCAATAGGGCGCCCTGCCCAGGCGAGAAAAACAACCGGGCAATTCTCAATGAGGCGAAAGTTATCGAAATTAGGGCGTCGAAAGAGCCTTTGAAGGTTCTTGCCGATCGCTATGGAGTGAGCGTCCCTTGCATCAAGGGCGTTCGTGGGCGGGTCAACTGGAAACATGTGGAGGATTTGCCGTGACAGAATATCTCAGACCCAAATATCGGACCCCGACCATCAATCGAACGATGGAAAATGGAATTTTTCGCAACCCGCCCGTGTACACCTCGCTCGGCGGCTTCACGTCCTCGCAGAAATTGACCGACCCGACCGGCCAGCGCAACAAGATCGGCGGCATGACGCTCGAGCGCGGCGGCCCATCGTCCCAGAAGGGCAAGCCGATCTGATGACCCCCGGCGGCCCGAAATACGGCAAGGGCTCGCGCGTGCCGCGGCTCAATCCGTCATTCTCGGGCCGCAAGCGACGCAGCCGCCGATCGCGGCGCGGGAGACGGTGAATGAACGCCCAGCCCAAATTTGATCCGGCGACAGCCGAAGACCTCGCCGCGCTCCTGCACGAACTGTCGCACAACAAGGAAACGCGGCGCGATCTCGGCAAGCTGATCAAGAAGGCCAAGCCGGATTCGCCGCATGCCGCCGCCTTCGCGGATGTTGATATTGAGGACAAGTTCGAGTCGTTCCGCGCCGAGCAGGAGAAGAAGGAGCTGGAGCGCCAGCAACAGGCCGCGCTCGACCGCATGAATCGCCAGCGCTCGCGCCTTCTGACCGGCGGCGAGGATGGCGAGGGCCGCAAGTATTCCGAGGAGGATGTCGGCAAGATCGAAGCTCTGATGCAGAAAAAGGGCCTGACCGACTACGAGGACGCCGCCGTGCTCTACGCCGCGACGCTCCCGCCGGAGAATCCGCAGCCCAACACTCCGATTCCCGGCCAGCACGGGCAGACCTGGGAATTCCCCGAATGGGGCAAGTTCGGGGCCGACCCCGTGAAGGCCAGCCGCGACACCGCTCACCAAGTCATAACCGAGTTCATGCGCAAGCGCTGATATAGGAGGCTAATTTGCCAATTCTGGGTACGGGCATCGTTCCCGCTTCGGGCGCAGTCGCCTCCGAACTTTCCGCCGTCGTCCGTCGGGCGTTTATGCCCCGCGTATATGTCCAAATCTGGAAATCGGCGCCGCTCATCGCCGCCATGCTGGCCTCCGCGCAGGTGGCATCCGGCGGCTTGTCGCCCATCACCGCGCCAGTCCAGGGCACCCCCATGGTGTCCGGACAGTGGGTCGATTATTCGGGCTCGTTCCAGCAACCCGGCGTGCAGCCTGGCATCCAGGACGCCGAATTCAACCTCAAGGCCTTCGTCTCGACCATCCCCATGCTCGGCATGGAAGGCCTGGTGCAGTTGGATTACTCGGTCGTTCCGCTGATCGAAGCGCGCATGAACGATTCGACCAACGTCACCATCGACACCTTCGCGATCTCGATGTTCAACAATGTCGCCAACAGTCAGCAGATGATCGGTCTGCCGGCCGCCATCGACGACGGCACCTTCGCGGCCAACTATGGCGGCATTCCCAGGGCCACCAATACCTTCTGGAAATCGACCTACGTGCACGGCAACGGCAACGTCACCCCGACCCGCAACCTGATGCTGCAGTATATCAGCCAGGTCTCCAAGACCACGGGCGAGATGCCGTCGCTGGGTATCATGGGATTCGGCACCTGGACGCTGTTGGCGCAGGATTTCACCTCGCAGGAGCGCTACAACATCACCCCCGGCAACGCGTTCGGGGCCGACAAGAAGGCCGAGGCTCTGTTCCGCGCGCTCGACGTGGCCGGCGTGCCGTTCTACGCCGATCCGTACTGCCCGGAGGGGACGCTTTACCTCATCAATACCAACTACCTGTCGCTCTACCTGCACGAACGGGCGGCATTCAGTTTCACCGGCTTCGAATCGACCCTGCCGAACAACCAGCTCGGCTATGTCGGGGCCATCCTGTCGCTGCTCGAGCTCGTCGACGTGAAGTGCAAGGCGCACGGCAAGTTCGACGGGCTGGCCTTCCTGAACATCTGAGGTAAACGAACATGGCTCGCATCGGCGGCGCATTTCCCTTCCCCCTCGCCCAAGTCCAGGAAGGCGGCACCAGGATCGAACTCGGCTCCGGCGGCGTGTTTTACCTGCCGGCCGGCGAGTACATCATCCTCAACGACACCCATAACGTGGTTGAGTGGTGGGGGCCGCAGACCCAGACCTGGCAGACCATGATCCCGGTTTCCAGCGGCGGATATGTGTCGGCGGACGGCTTCAATTACCGGGTCCGCAACATCTTCGGATCGTTCTCCTCGCTCACCATTACGGCCGGGTCCGGCATGACCAACGGCATCGGCTCGGTTGCGACCGGGCTTTCCGCGGCCGTGGCGGCGTCCGATACCACCGGCTACCCGACCATTACCCTGCAGCCGATCGTCGGCGGCACCGTGGCGGCCCCGACCATCACGCAGGCCGGCTCCGGCTTCCTGGTCCCGCCCACCATCATCATCGATCCGCCCCCGCCCGGCGGCATTCAGGCCACCGCCTATGCGGTCCTCTCGGCCGCCGGCGCCATCACCGCGGTCACGATCGACAATGCCGGCGCCGGCTACACGGCCATCCCGAATTTCTGGATCGCGCCGCAGCCCGACCGCTACCAGGGCGGCCCGTCGCTCGGCATCACGGCCGGCGCCATCCCGCCGCCCGGCCTGGTCTACCCAACCAATGCGTTGCCGGGGAACCAGAACACCTCGCCCACCGGGGCGCAGTTGACCGGCGTGGCGCTGACCGGATCCGGCACCCTGACCGGCTTGGTCCCCGTCAACTACGGCGGCGGCTACACCACTGCCAACCCGGCCGTGTCCTTTGTCGGCGGTGCGGGCGGCGTGGCCTCGACCCTGACGGTCACGAATAACACCAACGTCCGCGGCGTTTCCGTGGCGCAGCCGCGCGTCCAATAGGAGAGATTCATGGCAACGGTTGATTCGACCTTGGCCCCGGCCAAGATTCTGTCCGTCACGGAGCTCAAGAACGGCAACGTCTATGTCGCGACGGAAGCCAAGATTTACCAGCTTCTGGACGGCAAGCTGCGGCCGCTGATCTGGGCCGACGCCGAGCACGAGGCCGTTCTTGCCGGCGCCGTGCCCGCGGCCGCCGGTGCGGTCCCGGCCGCCCCGCCGCCCCCACCCCCGCCGGCTCCGGTCAAGCCCGCCTCGACGGGGATGTTCGTAACCACCACAAACCTTGCGCCGGTCACGACCTGATGACCGACATCGGAGAGGCCCGCGTCCACTACGTTCGGGTGACCAACGGCCTCGCGGTGCCGTTCACCGACCGCTATGACGGCGTGCCGGTGACGCTTCCGCCCGGTAAGACGGAGAATATTCCGCTCGACATGGCGGCGCATTTCTTCGGCTATCATCTGGACGTGGACCGGGCCACTATGCTGCGGCACGTCGCGCGCCGGCAGGGCTGGAACACGCCGGAATACGTCAAGCAGAACCCCGAGACCCACAAGACGCTGGCCGAGGACTATTTCGACAAGCTCAAGATCGAGCCGGTCATGTACAAGATGGTCGAGGTGGTCGAGCCGGATCCCAGGCGCCCGGTCCCGGCCGACCCGGAGGTGCCGGGAGAAATCCGCCGCGGCCCAGGCCGCCCGCCCAAGCCGCCAGAGGCCCAGCCAGGGGCGCGAGCGTGATGAATGCTACTCTCCGATTATATCGCGCAGGTCCAGTTCCTTCTGCATGACCAGACCAATGCGGATTTCTCCCAGGCCGAACTGATCAGCGCGATCAACAACGCGCGCCGGGCGGTCTCGCTCGACTTCCACTGCTGCCGCGGCATCTACCTATGCCCGGTGAATAACGCCCCGAACCTGAACCAGTACGCTCCGGTCGGGGTCATCCCGAATCAGGAAATCTACCCGCTGCAAGGGCCGAACGGGCTCAACGGCCAGGTCGTCGGGGCTTTGGTTACCAACGGCGGGACGGGCTATACGGCCGCCACCACCGTCACCTTTGCGGCCGGGCCGGCCGGAAGCGTGCGCGCCACCGCCGTACCTGTCATCGATAACGGCGTCATCACCGCCATCAACATGACCTCCTGGGGTTCCGGATATACCCCGGCGCTGCCCGGCACCGCAGGCGTCCCGGCCATCACGATTGCGGACGCGGGCGGCGGGGTCAACGCGGTGGCCAATGCCGTCATGTTCAACAACGTGTTCCAGATCATCTCGATCTCGTACATCTGGGGCAATCAGCGTTACATGCTCTGCTTCCGCGGCTTCACGCTGTTCCAGGCCTATATGCGCTCGCAGCAATTCTTCACCCAGCGCGGGCTCATCACCACGATCCACCAGCAGGCCGGATATGTCCTGATCCAGCCGCCGCCTGACCAGGGCTATCAGACTGAATGGGATGTGATCTTCTCGCCGCTTGATCTGGCCGCCCCGACCGACCGGGACACGCAGGTTCTCGACCCCTGGAATGACGCCGTGCAGTACTACGCGGCGCAGCTTTGCCTCAACAAGCTGCAGAATTTCAATCAGGCCGAATACTACCTGAAACTCTATTCGGCGCGCGTTCCCAAGATCATCATCGGGGCCGGTGCGACCCGCATACCCAACCCGTATCACAAGACTTTCCAGCGCCGCGTATCGAGGTAGTCATGCCTCAACCGATGCCCGGCGAAGGCCAGCGCTCACAGACCAAGTTCATCGTCTTCGAGAATTTCGAGAAGATGAACACGCAGAGCGTCCGGCAGTCGCTCAAGGAAAGCGAGCTGGCATGGCTGGAAAATCTGCAGCCGATCGCACCGAACAATCTGCGCACCGTGCCGGCTCCGGCGACGGCGGCGCTCGCTACGATTACCGGCACCGTCAGCGAAATATTCTATGCCGATCTGAATGGCATAGATTACTTTATCGTGTTCACGCAGGCCGGCTCCGGTTACGCCATCAACATCGCCAACGGCGCCGTCAGTCATTTTGCGCCCGATGGTACTTTCAGTCCATTCCCGGACGTGACCACATGGCAGGCGTCGCGCCTCCTGATTGCCGATCCTCTTGCCGGTTACTCTACCTTTGACGGCGGAATTTATGTGAAGCAGGGCGGCGTGTCGCCCAACATCACCGTCACCAACGGCGGATCGGGCTACTCGTCGCCGCCTACAGTTATCATCTCAGGTGGTCACGGAATGGGTGCCACCGCCCATTCTGTTATTCAAAGCGGCGTCGTCATCCAGGTCGTCCTGGACAATCCCGGCACCGGCTATCAAGTCGGAGATGTCCTGACCGTGACATTCGGGACCGGCGTCGGCTCCGGTGCGACCGGGCACGCCATTATGACCGGGTTTCCGATCGCGTCCCTAAGTTTGGTCAACAACACGGCATGGAACCCGCCCAACGGACCTAATTTTGGCAACTTCTCCATTACCTTCACGGGCGGCGGTGGCGTAGGAGCAGCCGGGTTTGTCACTGTGGGGAATGACGGTGCCGGCAATCGCACCGTTGCCGCCGTCACGCTCACTGCGCCAGGGTCGGGCTACACCAGCGCGCCGGCTTGCACATTCGGCGGCGGGTTCAGCTTTCCTTCGCCCCCGACCGTCATCGCCAATCTCGGGACCGAAGCGGTGGCGAGTCTCGTCAAGGACACGAGCGGCACAGGCTATATTGCGCCACCGAATGTCTCCATTCAGGGTGGCGGTGCGAGCGTGGCAGCGACGGCTCACGCCACACTGGCAGGAACCGCCGTCAATACGCTGGTTCTCGACACGCCGGGCTCCGGCTACACCTCCACCCCGATTGTCGTCATCGGCACCGGCACCGGGGCTGCGGCGTCCGCTCACGTCTGGCCGTTCATCAACTCGACCATCGCGGCTAATGCCTATATGACCGTAGCGGTGTTCCAGGGCCGGGTGTGGCTCGCGGGCGGTCAACTGCTGACCTGGAGCGGCACCGGAGCGAGCTTCGGCAATGTCGCCTATGACGATTTCCTGGCCGCCGATGCCTCCGGTTCGCTGCTCCTGTCGGATGCCGACCTGATCCACGCCATAACGGCGCTGCGGGCATTCAACAACTATCTGTGGATCATGGGTGATCAGTCTATCAAGCAGATCGGCAATGTATCGGTCAACGGGTCCGAAACGCTGTTCACCATCCTCACGCTGTCGTCGGACCAAGGCACGATCTACAAGAAGTCGTGCATCTCCTACAATCGCGTGTTCATGTTCGCCAATACCAACGGTATTTATGGCGTGTTCGGCTCGTCGGTGCAGAAGCTATCCGGCGACCTCGATGGCATATGGGAAAGGGTTGATTTCAGCCAGCCGCCGCAGGGTGCGCTTGCCGACATCAACTCCATCCATAATGCGGTATTTCTGGTTCGTTACGAGGTCATCGATGCCGCTACGCGCTCGATCATGTTGGCCTTCGATGGCAAGAAGTGGTTCGTCATCAGCCAGGGAGATTCCCTGACTGCCATCGCCACGTCGGCCTCGTTGACGACCGGCCAGAATTCGCTCTATGGAAGTTCCGGCTCTGATGTGACCAATTTGCTGTCGCGCCCCGATTTGGAGGTTTCATTCAAGTTGCAGTCGGCACTGACCCACCATGGCAATGCGGTGCAGGGCAAGAAGACCGTGCGAGCCGGGTTTGCCTATTCGTTCGAGCATACGGTGGGTAATGTCACCATGACGCTCGACACCGATCCGAATTTCGGCGGACAAGCCATCGTCGTCCCGCTGTCGATCGGCTTTGGGGTACCGCATCGGTCGATCGAGGGGTCCGGCACCTATCTGGGCATGACCTTGACTGGCTCGCTGCCGGGGCTGACGTTCACGAATATGATATTAGAGTTCCAGGATACGCCGCTGTGGAGGGGATCATGATGTGGTCTTTTGTGATTTTTGGACTTGTCTTTGGCGTGGTAATGACGAAAGAGGTTATTTCCTTTGCTGTTGAGCGCGGTCCGGTGACCTATCTATTTCAAATTCGTCCATTTGTTAATCTTGTGAGAATAGAGGAAAAAGACGGATTTTTAAGGCGGTCAGAATGGACCAAAACTAGGGCTAGGAAGGGCATATAATGCCCAACTTCCAGCCCGATCAGGTGACGTTCCAGGACCAAGCCGGCTATGGCCTGTGGGACACGGCCCATTGGCGCGAGCATATCCAGTTTGTTCAGGTGCTCGCCGCCCAGACGCCGCCGGTTCTGCTCAGCGACTACGATTTTTCGTCAATATTGACCGGAGGCGGGGCACAGAAGTGGGACCAGGAGAGCCACCAGACCGCGCATGAGCTCCTGGCGGACATAACCGGAGCGACGGCGCCGGACTTTGCCGATTTCGACCTCAACAACCCGGAAGACTTTTCGTCATTTCTGTCCTATCATTCCGCCCACCACGCCCAGATCAGGCAATTCCTAGGAATCGTGTGATGTTCGGAAATTTCGCAGAAAACTTCGGTCTCAACTTTCCGTTACAGGGCGCGGACGTTCAAGGCGGCATGTTCGGGCAGAATGCGCCTGCGCCGGAAACCGGGGGCGCCTCACAGGGCGGGTTACCGGCACCGACTCCACCTCCTGCCGCAGCCCCCGCGGCAGGAATGGCTGCTCCGTCAGCCGCGCCCCAGTCATCCCCGCTCGCCAGCCCGCTCGGCCCCGGCCAGCAGCAACAGCCGCAGCCGTCCTTGCCCGATCAGGCCGCTGCCCCGGCGGTCGGGGTCGGATCACCCCTTGGAAAGCCAATGCTATGAGCTTCGTTGACAGCGGAACGTCTGCATCAAGCGGTGGTGGCCTGTCCTCGTCCAACCTACTAGGGCTAGGGGCTCTGGGCGTCGGCGCGGCTGGTCTGGGCACTATGCTGGCCCGCGGCCCCGCCCCGTTGCCGCAGGAATTCAGCCAATTGACCGGCTCGGTGCCGAATCTGCGCAGTCAGGCGGCGGGGCTGGAGGCGACCGGATCAACTCTGACCGGGCAGGGCCAGTCTGTTCTTTCGATGGCTGGACAGGGCCAATTGACCGCCCCGCAACAGGCCCAGCTCGACCAATATAACCAGGGTTTGAAAAATCAGGCGGCGCAAACCTTTGCCTCGATGGGCCGGAATATAAACGAGGACACAACCGGGATCAGCGTGCAGGCCGACATCGATAGTAAGGTCAACGCTATGGCGCAACAGGACATTCAATCGAGCATTCAACTCGGCTTGGGTGAATTGTCGTCTGGTTCCAGCTTCACCAGCGCCGGGCTTGGTTTCGAGAACGCCGCCAACAACGCCCTGATCGAGGCCGGAAAGGAACAGATAGCGTCGGACAAGTCGTACAGTGATTCTCTCACTGCCGCGTTCACCGGAATCGCGTCCCTGTTCGGCACGGTCGCCAAGGCGGGGCTGTTCGCATGAGCAACACTGAGCAAGACAGGCAGGATTTCTTGTGGGCATTGATCAATTGCTATGGCGATGCTTTGGGGAAAATAAGGGATGGGGTCGATAACCCAAAGCTCACCGCAGGGCTAGCTATCGAGGCTGAGACAAGGCCGGGATTTGTGGCCAAGTGGCGGAACAAGGCGGGGATGTTCGCATAAAATCAGGCTTATAACCAAGGAGGGCTGACTATGGGTAAAAGTAAATCGACCAAGGTTTTCGATAGGTATTTGGACCATCTTCATGGGTTGGAAGATAACAAGAAAACATCAGGTAACATCACTGCCTTGGAATCGATGGTCAAGCTTACAATAGCAACTCTAACCAATGGACTTTCGAAGGCAGAGTTCGAGGACGGGACGAAGGAAAGAGAGGCGTTGATGGCCGCTATCATTATTCTTTCTACTGTATGGAAGGCGAATGAAATCCCCTATGTGCCAGCGGGGTTGATTTCTTTTCTGAAGCCCCCAAAGACTGTTGAAAAAAGCGCAAAGGAGGGCTGACTATGAGCGACTTCGATAGGTGCATTGAAAGAGTGAGGGCGTCTGCCTTCAACAAGGACGCTGCCGAGTACATGATTCGTAATGCGGGAGAGCCAATGAGCGCTAGGCTGGTGAACGGCTTGCTCAATGAAAACTGCGTGATAATTGACGATGCCGTGAAGGAATCAGAAGCATATTGGCTGAGGTGTGCCAACTTCGGCAAAGTCTCTCTCTCTGAGTTGAAAAAACTCCTATGGAAAAGGGGTTTGTATTTCGGGTTTTACCGAGACACAGACAGCAACTTTCTGGAAGCGAGTGGATGACTGACACCGTAGACGCCACCGATATCAAACTGGACGCCGACAAGTCCGGCATAAACCCGGCCAATCCCGGCAAGCCCGTTCCTGTTCGGCACAGTCGCCAAGGCGGGGATGTTCGCATGATTAGGTTCGGTCTTTTTACAAAAATGGGGATGGTAAACTTTTGGGAAGTTTCCAAAGGGCTGCGGCGCGATGGTCATTCGTGGCCCTGGTCTCTTTGGCGTGCATATAGAGTTGGCCGCGACATGGGGTGCATATAATGGCCGGCGCACTAGAAAATAACGAATACCCAATCAGCGAGACGGTTGACGGACAGCCGACCGCGCCGTTCCCGCCCCCCGGCGCCCCAAAGCAACAACTCGGCCCCGGTGGTGGCTCACCGCTGGAGCGTCCCGATCTGGGCCAGCCCGATCCTAATGTTGAAATGGCACGGAAGGGATTTGAGAAGTACCAAGCCAAGGCCGAACAGGACTATGAGGAGGGCGAGAAGAGGCTGGCCCCGCAGCGGGAAAAGCTTCTCGGCGTTCTCAATAGTCCGGTGAAGGCGCAGGCGCATTTGAAGGAAGTCCAGGAGCAACCCAAGCCGGAGGACTACCGCAAGGGCGCGATGGAGTTCGCCGCGTCCATGGCGGTGGTCGGCGCCATCTTCGGCCGCGGTTCGCGCAACGCCGGCAATGCTGCGCTCAATGCTTTTGCCGGCGCCATGAAGGGCTGGAAGGAAGGCAATCTGGAAGCCTACACCCAGGCCACCAAGGAATGGGAGGAGGCGACCAAGAAGACCATCGAGAACAACAATCTTGAACTCGAAAAGTACCGCATGGTCATCGAGGACAAGAAGCTGAACATCGACCAGATGTCGGCGGCTCTCAACGTTGTGTCAACTGAGACGGGGAACAAGGTCTTATTCGATCAGACCATGGCGAAGAATTTCACCGGATATTTGAACACCTACGACAAAATGATTTCTTCCCAAGAACGCTTGAAATTGGCTCTCGATAAAAGTCAAGGTCTTGATGAAAAATCTCAGGCCCCCCTTCGGGCCGGCGTCGAGGAAGCTATTAAAAACCCAGACATTGTCAACAAATGGGATTCCGCAATGTATTTGAGGATCAAAGGATATGCGGACACGATCGGGGTTAAAATACCCGATCAAGTGAGTCCCAAAGGAAGTCAGCCGAGGTCCGCGCCTGCCATGGCTCTACAGCAGTTTATTGAGGAAAAGAGGAAAGCCGGAAGCGAACCGACATCGCAGGAGATTGCCGATTTCAACGCTCATCAACAGGGACAACTCAGGGCAACGAGAGATTTTGCAACAGGCAAGCAGGGTCAGCAGATCAATTCATTGAATGTTGGCATATCACATCTTGAAACATTGCGATCCTTGGGAGACGCCCTGAAAAATGGCAGCGTCAAGCGGTTCAACGAAATTGCTCAGAAGTGGGCGGAGGAAACTGGTAACCCGGCCCCAACAAACTTCGATACTGCAAAGGACATCGTTGGCGCTGAGGTCATGAAGGCAATCGTGGTCGGCGGCGGCGGCGTAACCGAACGTAATGCTATAAGGGACCAATTTGCTAGAGCCGGCTCTCCTGCCGCAATCGGGGGGGCGATCGATACGGCCGAGAAACTTCTGGCTGGACAATTTGTAGGGCTCAAAAGGCAGTACGAGCAGACCACCGGCCAGACTGATTTCGATAGCCGTATGACCGATGAGGCTTTGTCTATTTATCAAAAACTAAGCCCGGCCGGGGGAGCGGCGTCTGTATCTGATGGTGGGAAGCCGAAACAGGTAATCCAGAATGGCCACACTTATGATCTGCAGCCGGACGGCAGTTACAAATAATGGACAAGCCTCCGTTTGACCCATCGCAGCCGTTCAAGCCCGCGGATGACAGCGGTGGCAAGCCCGCGTTCGACCCGGCGAAACCATTTGAACCGGCCGCCAAGCCCGATTCGTTTCTGTCCCGCGTCGGTCACGGCACCGAGGACCCGGTTTATGGCTTAGGCCAGCTTGTGGAACACGGCAATGAAGCGCCGCCCATAAAAAATGAAATGCCGGGGCGGGCCAGGATCAGGGAATCTCATGAAAGGTCCAAGGCTGAGCTCGACACGAAAATCCAGGAGCGCGAGAAGGCATACAAGCCGCCCGAAGGAATCGATGTCGGGCGCGCTCTCGGCAATGTTGTCGGCGCGTCTCCCCTTGCTGCAGTCGGGGGACCTTTGGCGGCTGGCGCTCTAGCCGGGGCGGTGGAGCCGGTTGCCAACACAAAGAATTTCGGGGCAGAGAAGGCAACACAAATAGGCGTCGGAACGGTTACGGGTGGCATATTTGCAGGGGCTGGGAAGGCGGCCAATTATGGCATGAAGGCGTTGGGCGACTATCTGGCCCGCGAATACCCCGAAAACGTCATGACAGCGGCGGTGCAGAAAATCCTCAAACGCATGGGGCAGGACGAGGCGGCGGGCGGCGCAACGGCCAAGGATGCGATCGATCTGATCAATGAGGCGTCCAGCAAGGGCAAGCCCATGACGCTGGCGGACGTTGGCGGCGAGAATGTCCGCGCTCTTGCCGGCAACGTGGCACGGCAGCCGGGCGAATCGCGCAACATCACCAGGCAATTCCTCGAGCAGCGCGACCAGGGGGCGGCACAGCGATTACAGGGCGATATATCGCGGTATGTTCATGGCGGCGCTACTATGCACCAGACCGCCGGCGCCTTGCTTGAGGCCCGCAGCGCGGCGGCCAAGCCGGCCTATGAGCAAATGCGGGCAATGGAGGGCGTGTGGAGCCCGCGCCTACAGCAGTTCATCGATTCTCCATATTTGCGGACCGGATTGGCGCGCGGGTATAACATAGAGCGAGGTCTGTCGCTGGCAGAAAATCGCCCGTTCAATCCAACTCAGATGGGCGTTGACCTTGACGCGCAAGGTAACATTCAGATCATCAAAGCTCCGAATATGCGCGCCCTCGACATGGGTAAGCAGGGCTTAGATGCCATGATCGCGGATAATCGAGACAAGATCACTGGTAGGCTCAATGCCGATGGATACATGCTGGAGCAGGTTCGCCAGACTTATCTTGATGAAATCGACAGGTTGGATACCAGCGGGATATATCGAAAAGCTAGGGGAATATGGGCTGGACCATCTCAGAGTTTAGACGCTATTCGTATGGGGCGGGGGGTTTTTAGCAACTCCCCAGAAGAGAATGTGGCCGCATTCGCCAAGTTGTCGCCGGGGAATCAGGAGTTCGCCCGCGTCGGGGTGGCCGATATTCTTCGGGAAAAGCTCGCCAAGACCGGCTTGAGCGGCGACGAGGCCAAGGCGCTCATTAAAAACCCCTGGATGCGAGATCAGTTGAAACCCTACTTCCCGACTACCGCCGATTTCGACGGATTTGTGGATTCCGTCACGGCTGAATCCAAGATGTTCGGCACCAAGTTCGATGTTCTGGGCGGGTCACAGACGGCCAAGCGGCTGGCCGAGGACGAATCGACCGAGAATAGAGTTGCTGCTGACGCGATGAATCTCGGGGTACAGGTGGCGACCGGGCGGCCCCATTCGGCCATTCATACCGCTATCCGCATGTGGCGGGACCGGCAGGATCGGAAGGGCAACCCGAAGCTCAACGAACAGATTTCCAAGATTCTGTTCCAGACCCCGATCGACCCGGAGAGCGAGATAGCCCAGCGCTTGACTGGGACGTACAAGGGTCCGCCGCCGGTCAATCGGCTGGCCCCGGCTGGAGAGGCTATCGAACAGGGCGCGGCGGCGCTGGCTCCTGGGGCGGCATCGGCCCTTGCTCCCGTGACGCCGCTTGCCCCTGGCCAATAGGGCGCGTAATGTCGCCACCTAAGAAACCGGCCGAACCGCGTGAGTTCATTGATGTTTTGGAGGACAGCATACGATCTGTCCTGAAAGACAAGGAAGCCACGGTGGGCGAGCGCATGGCGGCGATCAATACGGGCGCGAAGATACTGCTGGCGCGGTACAAGATCAGCGGCGACGATGAAAAGAACTTTTTCTCATGACCCATATTCCGCAGATACGGAAAATTGAGGCGTTGGTTCACGGCTATAGCCAGGACGAGGTTGATAGTGATTCTTGGGTTTGGGTATGGATGTTCGATAAACTTGATGAAAATGGCATAGAAGTAGGCCATTTCGATTGGGTTTTTAGGGAAAATGAGTCGGCATGACCGAACCAACGCACCTCCGATTTGTCGAAGATACGCCGCCCGGCCCGGCTGCGGCCGACATCGGCCCGTCCTATGTCGAGATGGCCCGCGCGATTGCAGCCATCTGTGCAACGCGCGTCCTGCTCCTGATCGCGGTGCTCACCGGCTCGGTCATCTGGGTGTGGACGACCTGGCAGCCGACCCAGGATCGCCTGTTCGTCGCCGTCGCCTTCTCACTCGTGTTCGTGCTGCCCCAAGTCTTTCTCTACCACCGGAAAGGGTGAAATCATGCGAATCCTCAGTCTATTGATCGCCGGCATCCTCGCCAGCGCCATGTCGTTCGGCGTGGTCTTTGCCCAGACCGGGCAATTGGCCCCGGTTGCCACCGTGACCCCCCTTACTGCCGGGGTGGCAACGCAGATCATCGGCACCAATGCTAGCCGCAAGACCATCCAGATCTGCAATGTCGGTACCACGGTCGTCATGATCTGGCCGGGGCCGGCGACCACCACGTTTGTCAGCGCCTACGAACTCCCGGCACTGTCCAGCGGCACCACGGTCTGCTTCACCCCACCGAACGGGTTCCAGCCGGGTCAGGGCGGCAACAGCGCCGGCAATTCCTGGGGCGCCAATTCGTTCACCAGCACCGGGTCGATCACTGTGATGGAATGGTGATGAATGTTCGTCCTGGGCCTGCTCCTGTCGGTAGCGTATTGGCCGGGTTGGGTAAGCCCGGCCATGTCGCCACGGTGGGCGGTCCTGTCCGTCTTGGCGACCGGGCTCCTGTCGTGGGGACGGGAGCCCGTACCCTTTACGCGGGCGCATCTCGCGGGCTGTGCCTTGGTGCTCTGGGCTGCGCTAACGGTGCTCTGGACCCCCATCCGCCTCGATAGCATCGACGCGCTGTGGCAGACGGTTGCCCTCCCTTCCGTCTGTTTCTGTCTGGGGTCGCAGGCGCGGTCCCTGCGGCCCCTTTTTTACGGGGCGGCGATCGGTCTCGGGGTGTCCGGCGCTGTCGCCATCGTCCAGGTGCTCGGCTGGCATCCCTTGCCCGAAGTCGCCAGCCCGTCCGGCCTGTTCGTGAACCGAAACTATATGGCTGAGCCGGCCGCCTTGGTGGCGGTTTGGCTGGTCTCCGAAGGGCTGTGGTGGTGGCTCATCCCGGTCGCCCCGGCGGCGCTGCTCCCCATGGCCCGCGGTGCGTTGCTGGGCTTTGCTGCCGCCATGAGCGTGCGCAGCCGCACCTTGGTTGGCGCCGCCGCCATCCTCGTGGCTGTTCTGACGCTTGCCCGCCCCGGCGCGCTCACCGGCATGAGCGAGCGCATGGACATCTGGAGCAACACCATTGCCGGCCTGTCCTGGCTCGGCAGTGGCATCGGCTCGTTCTGGGCCATTCATCGCGAGCTCTATCCTGACGGGTTGGCAGAACATGCGCACAACGACTTCCTCGAGCTGGCCTCTGATCTCGGGGCGATCGGCATCGCGCTTTTGGGGTGGCTTGCGTGGGAGCTACGTGGTCCGCTCGACTCGGCCCGCCTCGTCCTCGTCGCGCTCGCCGCAGAGGCGTGCTTTGCCTTCCCGACCCATACTCCACTCACCCTCGCGCTTGGGGCGCTGTGCGCGGGTCATGCTGTTCGGAATAGCCCTGTGGTACGCGGTTTCTCTCTGCGTCGCGGAAACCATCTTCGGGAGGTCCTTCAATGAATCGGATCGTCGCCTCGCCACGCAGCATCTTGTCTGGGCTCGCACGATATTCCCGCTCAATCATCGTTTCCGCGATTATGCTGATGCCATGGTCGCCGGCTTTCGCGCAGCAGACGCAGCCCTACCATTTGATCAGCGCAGCTACCACGAATTCGACCAGCATCAAGGGAACTAACGGCGGGGTCATCAGCATCGTCGCGATCAATACCACGGCGACGATCTATTATCTCAAGTTCTATGACACCGCCGCGGCGCCGACCTGCAATACGACCGCGGTAGCGCTGACCTTCCCGATCCCGGCCACGGCCTCGAGCACCGGCGGCGGTCTGGTCGTATCGCTGCCGCAGGAGGCCCGGTTCCTCAGCGGCATCGGCATCTGCCTGGTGGGCGGCATTGCCGACAACGACAACAGCAATGCCGCGACCGGCGTGGCGGTTGACGTGTTCTTCAAATGAGGACCGCCGTAGCCATCATTCTGTCCCTGCTGATCTCGGCGGCGTCGGCGCAATTGCTGACCACCGGGGTCGGCCCAGGCGGGTTCGGGACGGGTACGGGCGGCGGGGGTGGTGGCGGGGCCTGTACCGGGGCACTCGATCTTTCAACCGGCTGCGCGCAGCTCGTGGCCTTTGGAGTGTTATTCTGATGACCAGAAACGGCAAACTCCTTCTCGCCGCCTTCGTCCTGCTTGTCGGGCCGGTCGCGGCGGTCGCCACCAACGACACCATCGGGGTCACGGTCGGATCGGGCAAGATCGCCAACCTGCTCAAGTTCGGCTCCGGCAATGTCATCAGCGAAACCGGCGTATGCGATGCCACGACCGAGAATCAATGTGCGGCCGTCAGCGCAGGCGGGGGACTGTCTACAGTAAGTCTTACCGGCTCGACCACGGCGGTGACGCAGCCTACGGGAACGAATCTTCACGCGGTTCTCGACACCACCTCAACTACCGCTGTCACCCAGGCGACCGCCGCGAACCTCAAGGCCACCGTTACCACCGACCAGACCACGCCCGGCACGACCGATCTTGTGCATTCAAAGTTGTGCGACACGTCTGCGCCGACGACTTGCGCGCCAGTCAGCGCAACAAATGGCGTGAGTGTCACTATTGTCGGCAGCAACGGCAATGTTACCAGTGCAGCGGTTCCGGCGGATGCGTTCTCAAACGGAAACAGCGGTTTTCTGACTCTTGGCTACAACCTCGTTTTCAACGGTACGACTTGGGATCGCGCTCGTGGCACTGCCGCCGGCGGACAATTTATACAAGGCCCCGCCGCTACCGGCGCAACCCTCGCCGGCAATCCCGTCCGCGTCGGCATGTCGGACGGTACCAACGCGCAGAACTGGCTCGCCGCCATTGCGCTGTCCCCGACCGCCGGGGTGAACGGCAACAACACCGGAGCGGTGGTCAACTATCTTTATAACGGTTCCGGCTATGTCGCCATGCCGGGGACGGTCAGCGGCGCATTGGTCATGCCCGGAACAAACGGCACCTGGGGCCTCGCCGCGACTTCGCAGAACGTCTCCCCGCCGACTAACGGCATGGTGGTCATGGGGCAGTTCACGACCAGCCCCACGACGCTGAGCACCACCAACGTCTCTCCGCTCCAGATGGACAACAGCGGGAAGCTTCTGGTCAATTGCACGGGTTGTTCCGCCGCGTCCACTGTTAACCCGACGACGATCGCAACTTGGGGACTTGCGGCGGCGAGCCAAAATGTTGCCGCGCCGACCAATATGCAGGTTGTCGGCTGTCAGTTCACGACGAGCCCAACGACGATCACCACGACGAACGTGAGCCCGTTCCAGTGCGATAACGCGAACAACCTGCTGGTCAACGTCAAGACCGCGACAGGGCTTGCGCAGGGGTCAACCACTTCTGGGCAAACCGGCTCCCTCACGATGGCGGCGGTGACCGCTGCCAATCCGACCTACACGACCGCGCAGACCGCCTACACCTCGCAGGATGTGAAGGGAAACACGCGTGTCGTCCTCGGTGGCGGCATTCCCGAAACCGCCTCCGCGACTGGTACGACTGGCGCGACAACCGCCACACTCGCAACCGCTGCCGCGACCACGACCTACATCTGCGGCTTCTCGATCCGCGCCAATGCGACCGCAGCCGCGACCGGCAATGCTACCGTAACCGGCACGATCACCGGGACGCTCAACTTCACCCAATGGACTGCTCCGCTCGCCAGCGGCCTCGGCGTGACTGAGGAAACCTTCACGCCCTGCATCCCAGCGAGTGCGGTCAATACCGGCATCGCCGTGGTGTCTGCTGCGCCCGGAACCGGAGGAGTCGTGTCCGTTACTGCCTGGGGCTACCAGCAATGATCTGGACTAGGGTTCTAGTCTCACTTCTGCTTACTGCGGGGCTGTTCTGCCTTGCGCAGGCGCGACCGGGGCCGGATAGTAATTACAACATCAGTGTTGGCGCTCCTGCTGGGTTCACCGGCCCTGGTGATGTTGTAGCTTTTAATTTTTGGGTAGGGCTTAGGGCTTATACGAGCGCAACTCGGGGGACTGCGGCTATAAATCTATGCGACAATACTGGGGCCAATTGTTCTGATATAAATACTGACGCTACGACTGGGGCCTTGAGCAATCCAGGGACGCATGGCGCAAACAACTGTGCCACAAGCGGGACTTGTCTTATACATACGATTTACGATAA